TCGGGGGAGTGGCTTGAGCGACCTTCGCCTCTAGGCGGGCCAGTTCAAGCGCCATGCGCAACGGGGGGAGGGAAAGAACGCGCTCGGCGGCTTCGGGGTCTTGACCCAAGGCGTGAAGCACCTTGTGGCCGTTATCCATCGCCGTGACAGCTTCCAGGAACTCAGCAGGAGCACCGCCAAGCATCTGGAACGTGCGCAGCGACGAGTCCCATTCTGCGGAGAATTCCTTTTTGCCCGCGTCGAATACGCTGTTGCAGGCTTCGTCGAACTTCTCTTGCTGGATCAGCCGTTTTGCTTCCGCGCGGATCTGGTCGGGCGTCATCTGCTGGCCGGGCTGGTGCTCGGTCTGCGGTTGAAGCTGACGCAATTGCGCTTCAAGTGCTTCGCGCTGTCGCTTTTCCTCGTGTTTCTCACGCGTTAGCTGGTCGATGCGCCGTTGGACCCAATCACTCTTGGGCTTTTCCTGCTGCGGCTGCTCGGCTGCTTGCGTGCTTTGCTCGGCGCCCGGTTCCGTGCTGACTTCTGCGGGCTGTTGCGCCTGTTCCTGCTCCGTAGGCGTGACGTTTTCAATCTGTGATGCGTTGTCTTCGATTTGCATGGACTAAGCCAAGGATTGAGCCCGGTGATGGCGCGCCGGTACGCAATGCAAAAAGGCCCGCTCTCGGATGAGAAACGGGCCTTCGGGAAACGGTTGCTGCGGCTGCTTAGCGCTGGCCGCCGATGATGTATTGCTCGGACGTCGGCACGATTGCGCCTGCCGTCGTGTTCACGAACTGGATCGCCAGCGTGTTCGCCGCGGAGACACGCACGTTGCCGATGCTCAGACCGACCTGATGCGATGCCTTGTTGATGTCGATCGAGTCGCCGAGCTGCAAGCCGGGAACGGTGAACGTCTGTTCTGCGCTGGTGTTGGCGCCGACCGATGCCGGCGTGAGGGTCTGGCGGATGATGAACAGCGCGCTTACCGGCGTCTGGTTCGAGCCGTCCTGCAAAATTCCGATGTAGCCGGGCATTCTTGTTCCTTATTGAGCGGGCAAAGAAAAACCCGCACTAGGCGGGCTCGGTTGTTGTTGCATCTGCTGCATGGGGTCAGGCGGTGGCGCCCCTTCTGGCGCGCCGGTCTGCATCATCTGCATGACGACTTGCGTTGCGACGTGCGCCACGACTTGCGGGTCGAGCGGCTGGCCGAGCGCTGCCATTCGGCGCGTTTCCGCGTCGTATGCCTTGATGTTCGTCTCGTCCGCCTCCTGCCCTTGCTTGGCGGCCTGTAGCTCTTGCGTCAGGTGCTCGATCATCTGGCCCATCTGCTGCATCTTCTGGTGCATGTCCTGCTCTTGCGGGCTCGGGCCTTCGCCCAAGATCGCAGGCGGGATCGTGCGGTGCAGACGTTCGGCAACCTCGTCAGCCATCGGGAAGTCAGCGGCCTTGAACAGCAAGTCGCCGGCCACCTTCATGAGCTCCTGATCCTGGCCCATGATCTGCGTGAGCGCGTTGAATGCTTCCTGACGGCGCGTCTCGTAGTTCGGGCCGACTTCGACCGTCACGTCGTAACGCCCGATGCCAGGATTGAAGATCACCTGCACTTCGTCAGCGATCGTCGGATGCGGCTGCTCCGTAAGCGGCTGCTGCTGGTCCGGATCGACCTTGGCGAACGTCTCTGTCCCATCCTCGCCCACGATGCGCACCACACGCGCCGTGTCGTAAATCTTCGGGATCAGGTCAATCAGCACGCGTCCAGTGAAGCGAATGGCGCGCGCAACGTTGTCGATAAAGTGATACGTCGCACGATCGCCCTGCCGCTGGCGAGCCTGAATCGCCACGCCTGCTTGAGCGTTCGATTGCTGGCCGAACTGCTCTTGATACTGGCCGGACGCCATCATTAGCTCTTGCTGCGCCGTCTGCATGCCTTGCAGGTACGCAGAAGCGCCTACAGGAGGCTGCTCGCGCTGCGGACGCTCAATGGGTGAGCCGTCCTCTCGCATCCCGTTGTAGGGCAGATACGGCAGGTTGTCTTTGTTCGCGTTCGCCCACTCGGATTCGAATCCCTCGAATGCCTCGATCGGGCCGACGAATGGCGTCTTGGTCTGGAGCGCGATGTACTCGACCTGCGCCGACGACATGTAGTTGTACATGCGCTGCGCGTCTTTCATGCTGCGCGTGTGGCCCTTGCGCTCGACCTTGCCGTCGATGACGATTTCCTCGCCAATCACGCGCACGATCGGGATATAGCGCCCCGCCCACGGCTTTTCGTCGATGACCGTATCGCCAGCGATCAGATACCAGGTGATCTGCGGCGAGCTCACCGGGCGCTTCTGGACGCTCGGATCGCTCTCGATGACCGCGCGCTCTTTTGGGTCTTGGACGTCCGACAGCATCATCGGGCCGTTGACCGGATGGTTGATAAGCGTGTCAGTCTTCGTCGTCTTGCGGAAGTATTCGCAGACTCGAATCTTGTCCTTGCTGAGCCAGGCGCTACCGGTCGCGTCGTCACCAAACGCCACGCTGCGCGCTTCCTCGCCCGGATAGGTCGCCTCAAACTCCGTCTTCGACATGTCTTCGAAGACGAAGCCGTACTTGGCATCCGAGCCGTCGGCCGACTCGATGTCACAGTCGAGATAGACCGTTAGCGGGTTCTTGACGCGGCGCAGGAAGATTTCCTGATCGAACGAGCCGTCGTGAGCGTATTCGCACACCACACGCCAATACCCGATGCCGGCCTGTACAGCAAACTCCGTCGCCGTGTCATAGACGATCTCGGCGTGCGAGTTGTACTCGATATGACGAACAATCCCGTCAAGAATCTTCGCGATTTCAATATCAGCGTCACCGTCGACCGGCAGCGTCTTGACCGACGGCTTGTTCTGCTTCGCATCGTTGATGATCTGCAGGTTGTGCTGGCGCGTCTTGTTGATCGTCAGGCACGGGCGGGCATCGCCATCGCGCGCATTGCGGATCTGGTCCGGCCATTGCCAGCCGTTGTCGCTGTCGCCATTGGCGAATCGCAGGTCTTCGACGAAGCGCTTGCGGAACTCGCTTTCGTGTTCCTCGCAGCGTGCGAAACGCTCTTTCGCCTCAGCGACAATCTTCGCTTTCGGATCTTCTTTCGGCTTTCGCGCCATATCATCCCATCCAGGCGCCACCACCAATCACGGTGCGGCGAATCGTCGGTTTCGGTTGTGGTTTCGGAGCCTTGCCGGCGCGTCGTGCGCCCTCACAGGCGTACCGCAGCGCGTCGATGACGTGGTTGTCCTTGTCGTCGAGAATCGGCAGGATGGCGCCCGTCAGAGCGTCCTCCTTGTACTTGTAGAGCGTCAGTTCGTCGATCAGATGCTTGCAGCGCGGATGCACGATGATGTCGAACGACTTCAGGAATTCAACGCCCTCTTCCAGCGATTTCGCGCCCTTGATAGCCGGGCGAATCTTCGGGAAGCCGTTCTTCTGCATGTGGCTGATCGTTTCCGGGCGCGCGGAGTCAGCCGTAATCGGCCATTTCTCGGCGTCAGGAACGCCCATAAACAGTTCGGGCAGGTTCACGATCTCGCAGCCGACCATGTACGCCTCGTAGTCGACATACAGGCGATTGCCCTCGATGTCGCATCGAATCAGCACGGACGGATCGACAGAGAAGCCCCAATCCGCGCCGAGCCGGTGAATCGTGCCCGCCGGCCGCTCGAATTCCTCGATACGCCAGTTCTTGAATACGCGCGCTTCGCTGTTCTGCTGGTATGCGCCAAGCCAGATGTGCGCGTACTTGTCCGGATCGCGGCGCTTGTCGTACTCCATTTCAATCCGCAGCTCGTCGGGCAGCCACGGGTTGTCCATGTAGTTCGCCTCGACCACGACAGCGCCAGGCGGCGGTTCGTCGCCACGCAGCAGCGCGTCCACCGGGTCTGTCGACTCCCGCGGGTTCCACGAGAACCAAAGCTCCGACCCTGGCTTGCGGATCGTCGGGCGCAGCAGGTCAAGCGATCGCTGGCTCAAGCTCTGCGCTTCCTCGACCCATGCAATGTCGAAGCCTTCCAGCGACTTGATCGACTCGGCCGTATGGTTTTGCATGCCCTGAAACATAATCAGGCCGCCATGCGTCGACTTGATCTGCGCGTCTTGCACGTCGAAGTAGGCGCCGGCATTGAGCGCGGCAATCTTGCCTTCCAGCAGCTTCTTAACCGATTGCTTGAGCGACTTCTGGACTTCACGAACGCAGACGGCGTCCGTCTTTTCCATGATGCTGCGCTCAATCAGCATTTCGCCGAAGAAATGCGACTTGCCGGAGCCTCGCCCGCCGTGAGCGCCCTTGTAGCGGGCAGGCTCCAACAGCGGAACGAACACTTCAGGCGTCTGTATTTGGAGGACGCTACTCACGGCAACCAAGCCCAGTTCTTTCCGGTTTGAATCAACCGAATCGCCGCCACAGAGACGCCGCGAGCACTAGCAACCGCTGATCTTTCCGCCCCCGCCGCAAGTTCGCCCCTAATCCAGCGCACGTCGTCTTCGGTCAATTTCGCGCGGCCGTGCTTTGATCCCTTAACGACAGTTCCGTGAGCGATTTTGTCGCGCTGATTTTCTAGCGGCGTTGCATGTCTGATATGCCGCGGGTTGCAGCACAGGCGAACACCGCAGGAGTGCGCCGCATCGGTATGCTTATCGGTAGGCGCGGGACCATGAGCCAGAATGCACATTGCGGCATGGGCGTGCATTGTTCTAGCGCCCATTCGAACAGTTCCGTAGCCCTTCGGGGAAACAGAGTACGGCCACAGAATGCATTCATCCGTCTCAACGGCGACGCGTTCTTTCAGCCATCTAAGCGGATCACCGTACTTTGCCCTCTGCATTGTCTCCCCCGTTTGGCTGAACAATTACGCGCTCGATCTTGGTTATGGCGATCGGGTCGCCGTCCTTGCCGGACATCTCAACAGCCTGCGTCGACTTGCCGTATCCGCGATCAAGCAATTCCTTCGCCGCAGAGATGCGAGCCGAATCGTTCTCGCTCGTCGTCAGGATCGTGGCCAGCATGGCGATCGCCTCTGGCGCGTAGTTCTGCGCCAGCGCGCGAATGTCGGCCGTGTTCTTGTTCGGCGTGCCCTTGACTCGGCCGCCAGTCTTGGCACCTTTAGCCATTGGGTCTATTTCCGTCTAAATCCGTCTACTTTTGAGGGTGCGCGCTCACCGGCCCGTATGTGTTGCCGGGTTCCTGCCCTGACCGGGAGCGCGCGAAAGGGTCAAATGCGCGTGCGCGCGTGGATTCGTTCGATGTAATCAGCGGCCGAGTAAATGCGTGTGATGAGGCGATCCATATCGATAAGCGCGGGCGGCTCACAACCCGCCGTCTGGCCGCTCCCTTCCGGTGAAGGCAGCTCAGGGTCAAGGACCGTAACGAGCCGGTTTTCAAGTTCGCGCGCTAGTGATTGGAGCCTGCCCATCGCATCGTGAGCCATACAGATCTGGTCGGTGAGCGAGACGCGCGGCGGCGCAGTTTGAATCTGCCCCAACACACTTCCGATGCCTTGGTGTCCGATATTCATGTTTTCTCCATGTGGTTGAGAGGGTTGCCGCACCCGGCGCGACCAGAGTTCCCTTGCGGGCGGAGTGATCGCTTACGCTTCCTGTGCGGCTGCGGTAGATGTAAGGGCTCACACCGCCTACCCGATGATTCAATGCGCTGCCCTGCCGCGCGCCATGATCTTGGCGGCGGATTCGAACAGGTCGATCAGTTGGTCGTCTTCGTAACAGTCCGTGCGGGCTGCTATCTGCCTCGCTGCGTCCTCGCCCATGTCGATCGCGCCTGTTGCGTACATGTGGCTCATTGCGACCGCCAGCGCG